TTGTTCTTCTTCTGCTGTTTTAGCTGTGTAAAGACCTGCAGCACCAGAAGCTGCTGTAATACCTGTAAAAACTTTCATAGGATCTATTTTACCATCTGTTTTAAATAAATTTGCTGCTTTAGTAAAAAGACTTGTTGGTTTAGGTTTAGTTATAACTTTTGATGCTAGATTAGGATAATTTAAATTTACTCCTTCTATTCCTACTGCTGCTCCTGTTCCTGCTCCTGTTGTTGTAGCTGATTGTAAAAATGCAGGGTTATATAATCTTTTTAGTAATCCTGGATTAGCCATTCTTTTACCTAATGTGCTAAAAAAATTACCTCCTGTATATTTTGCACTTGCAGGGCCAGAAAATATACTTGTACCACCTAAATAAGTTCCTCCTGCATATAATAATGCGGCTTTACCTATTGGTGACTTTGCAACTTTCTTAACTGCTCTTGCAGCTTTTTTAAATGCTTTTTTAACAAAACTTCCAAAACCGTAGGCACGTCTACCATCTGCACCCATGATACCACCATAAGCAGCCATCTCTCTTTCAGGTTGCATTGTGCTAGCTTGCATTATACCTTCTTGCATTTCAGGTTGCATTTGTTCATCTTGTTGTTGTGACATCATCTGCATCATTAATTGTTTATAAGCATCAAAAGTTGTGCCTGGAGGTACATCACCTTTTCTTAAAGCATCCATAAACATTTGATATAATTCTGCATCTATATTTGGTGCTGATGCCATTTCTTGTTCTTGAGGAATTTGATTTCCTTCTAGTTTTATTTCAGGTGCTCCTGCTTGTAATTCTTGATCCATAACTTCTCCTCCCATATCATAACCTATTCTACCACCGTTTGCAGCAAAAATTGAAAGTCCTCCAATTTCATTAATACGCGCCTTATCATCATCCGTCAAGGCTGCTCTTGTAAATTGTGATGTAAAAGGACTAGCTTCATCTTCTTTTTTAGCAGCTGCAGTGTCCGCTGTTATTGGTGGTACATAAACTGGTGGCACATAATCACTATCTCCACCTCCACCTCCACCTGTATCTCTAGTGGGAAAACCTCCTACAGTGCTTTTATAATTACTCATAGCTGCGTCTGTAACAGGACCAAAATATTGTGAACCTATAGAACCAGGACTATAGTTACCTAATGCAAGATTTTCTATTGTAGACGCTATTTGTTCTTGTTCATTTAAATACTCTGGTGTTATACCTGTAAGTCTACTTACTGTTGGCATAAAAGAAACTGCTTTTAAAATTGCTTTGTTAACTTTATTTGGTCTATTGTAATTAAAACGATTTTCTTTAAAAGCTGCTTCTGCTTCTGCTTTTTCTCTGTCAGCTTTAGCTGCTGCAGCTGCTCTTTCAGCCGCTATTCTTTGATTTGTTCTAACACTTTGTGCATAAACATCATCAGAGCCTCCACCCGATTGATTTTGAGAACCTCCGGGTCCTCCACCGGCAGCGCTTAGGTTTTCATTCATTTGTTGTTCGTTACCAAGGCTCATGTAACTTTTAATACCTGTGCCATTTACATTTATACCAGCACCACCCATTTTTTTTAATAGCTTAGCTTCTTTAGAATTAATGTATGCTAGTCTTTCACCTTTAGGTGCTATTTTATTTAATAATTGTTTTGCTTGTTGTGCTCTAGTTATTGCCATAGTCTATGTTGTTACTTCACGTGGTTTAATCTCTAATGCAGACAAGACTACATGCAAACGATTTGCTGTAGCTGCTGTAACTTTAATAATTTCACTTTCCTCTACGACTAGAGGCGCAGTCAATAATTCAACTGTAGCGTTAGCGCCGATAGCTTTAGTCTTAAACAAACTAAAAACGGCGGAACTTGTATTAGTTAATGATACAGTAATTGTGTCTGCATTACCAGTGTCTTCTGACACTAAAATTGATTTAATTACAGCTGTTGTAGCTGAAGGCACAGTGTATAAAGTAGTAGCACTAGTTGTTGTTAAATCTACCTTTTTGTTTACAAATGAGTTAGCCATTAGTTTATAAAATAGTTAAACGCTTCAATCTCATCTTTTAAATCTTGTTGAAACGTAGTGTTAAGTTTTTGTAGTACAGCATCCAAATCTCTATTTAAAGACTGAGCATTTAGCTGACTATATTCTCTTGATGGAAATGTTAATACCTGTGTTATCTTAGCCATTATCTTCTACCGTCTGGTTGTATATCTAATCTAAACGTGCCAAGTTTCCAAAACTGACTTGTACTTGTGTTAGATACTTTTAATGATATAGCACGAGCTCTTGCTCTTGTGTCTATCTTCTTAGTGCTTGTTGTAACTGTAAAAGGCCCTAACGATGAACTTGCTTCTACGTCAGTTGGAAAATCTCTTAGTTGTAATGTAACTGTTGCATCTCCTGTTTGTGCTAAAAAATCTGGTATGACTCTACTTATCTTCATCATGTATTCGCCATCACCTTTTGTGCTTGCTCCACCTTCTTTAGTAATAGAAATATCAAAGTCTCCTGATTCTATATTTGCAGCGATAGCAGTTTCTGCTCCTTCTTTAACTTGGTTTAATCCTGTTTCGTGTTCATAGTATATTGAAACACCATCTGTGTTTCCTTGTACATAAGTTGATGAAGTTGATGAACCGTTTGTAGATGTATCATATTGTGTAGCATGTGGTTTACCAAAAATAGCAGAGTCTGACCAAGCCGTTCTGTCTAATGTGCCTGTAGTCCAAATAGGTCTTTCAGGTGAAGAATCAAAATAGTTATAGGTTACAACTCTGTTAACTGTATTAGCACCAGATGATACATAAAACCAATTTATCTCACCAAACAAATTATTTAAACCTGCATTAATATGTTGTTTTGGTGTTAAATTTATATCATCAAAAACAAAATCTTCTACTAAACAAGGTAATGATTCTAGTTGTCCACCATATCTAAAGAAACCATTTTCTGACATCCAATAAACTGTACCGTCAACTTCTACCGCAGCATTCTTACCAATCAATCCACAGTTAGTTCCAACTTGTTCAAAGGCAAATGTAAAAGGTGCACCAACAAAACGCATTAAAAATAATGCTGTGTCAGTCCATACATAGATTGCATTTCTACCTCTAAGTGCACCCATGATCCGTGATCCGTCGGCCAATCTCTGTGTACCAGCGCTATTGGTTGCTGTAGGTGTATAATCTGTAATATCTTCTTGAGAAGAAAATCTTATAAACATTTGATCTTGTGTAGATTTAGTTCCAATTGTTGTTTCAGTTCCAAAAAATACTAAGTGCCTGTCCGGTGTAGATACTAACATATCTCGTGATGCTGTAGGTGCACCACTCGCTAAAACTGCTCTTGTAGCTGTTGCATCAGTAGCGTCAGAACTCCATGTAAATGTTTCACCACTAAATATTGTTGCAATTAATTTATTACCAAAATTATCTAATGACCATAAACCAGGTGCTGTAACTATGTCTCCTGACGGAGCTGCGCCAAAACCAGCATATGTAGAAGCGTCTATAACTTGCACACCTGATGAATGTGAAGCTGCCGTGGTCCCTGATGCACCACGTGTTAATCCTGATAAAGTGTTACCACTTTTAGAACTGTATGTAATAAGTTCTGAATCAATAATTACTGTACCTGATGATGGAAATGATGTAGCACTAGCTAAAGCTAAACTTGTAACTGATGTATTTATATCCCCATCTAATGTTGATATAAATTGTCCTGATTGTGTTCCACCCCATTGACCTAATGACCAACCAGTGGCTGCTGATTCTACAGCAGGTCCTACTCTATAATAAGCCTGTACTCTAATACCACCAGAAGTTGTTGCACCAGAACCACTCTCGTTAGAAGGCATGGTAATTGTACAAGTTGTATCTGTTGGAATAGTTTTAATTTCAAATTTAATATCGTTAAAATCTCCAGCTGCAAAATTAGAATTAGTAATAGATGAAAAGTTATCACATAAAATAACATCACCAATATTTAATCCATGGTCTGATGCAAAAGTTATTGTAACTGTTGCTGATCCGTTTGTAGTTGTAAAGGCACTTGTTAAAGTTGCTGTAAGTCTAATAGGATGTACATCATAAAAGATACCACCTGAATATACATATAAAATTTTGTTAGTTCCTAACGCAGCATATTTAATACCTGTTGCGTTTACGAAATGATGTATAGCTGTGTTTCTACCTGTAAGTTCTGTAGAACCTAATTGAGCCCAACCTCCTATTTTTTCAGGTGTACTATATCTGAACCTAACATTGTCACCATCTATCCATTGGTTTTCACCACCTGTTGCAGTAACCTGTTTATTAAATCCCGGCAAAAAGCCAACTTTTTGTAACATATGTATCCTAAATTATATTAAAGTGCGTTGTGAATCAACGGTTTTTGGGTATACCCAACATAGGTCTTTTATCATACAAATTAGATTTTGCAAAGGGTCCATTTGCATGATTGTAGTGTAAGAACACTTGTCCGCATAGCTTGCCTTGGAAAGGTTCTCTCCAATGCTCTAGTTCGCAGCCTGAGTATATAAGCATATCTCCTGGCTTTAAGTCAACTCTTATTCCTTTAGGAGCATCAGGTTTCATTACACCTTTATACTCGTCTATGACGTTGTTAGACCCCGTAGGATCTATAAATATAGGCCATGGATCACCACCTAAATTAAGTGTTGTTGATATTTCGCAGCTAGGTCTATCCTTATGCCTGTTTAATATATTACCTGTTCTATATAATCTTGTGTAAGAATAGGTAGGTATTAAATTTAATTTTGTTTTAGCTTTCATTACAGGAATAGTTTTAACAAGTAATGTTTCCATTAATC